TTTGATACCGGTCCCGCATCCATCCTTAGGCGTTGCTTACCTTAAGGTAGAGCGACGTGGTCTTGACCGGGTACTCCAGACTTTTAGAACGGTTGTGAATCGGAATGTAGAAGCTGCTAGGATTCAGCTCAGACAGGCAAATGTCACGTATTCCGTGTCTGGGACGCAGTTGACACCAAGGCTAGAGGTATCTGCAACAGATTATGAATTGCTGTCGATTTGGATGGTAGCTTACTCATCTCTCATGGACATCGTTGCGACAATTGGGTCTGATGTTATTGAATATAAACATGGATCAACTACCACGAGGGGCCGTCCGATGGCGATTGCAACTTCTGTTATGGACACTATAGTGGGCAAGCTCATTGGGAACGCGAGTGAGACTAATCCACAATTTGGTAGTCAGAATAGTGTCCGGCAGTGGCTCCAAAGATGTGAGGCTGATGGAAGGTTCCTCACGCTTGAACAGATATCAGATAAGTCGTATTCTGATGTGTTTGGCAGGAATTTTGCCTTTAACTCAAGTTGGAATTTTTTGAATTCCTGTTATGGTCAATTGGGGATCAGGTACAGTGGTATCAATGATATTCTCTCTTGGTGTAAGGATGCTACATCGAGTGTCTGGAGGAAGACTTTTGATTATTCTTCTGTCTTTATAACAATCTTTGTTAAACTTGAGGTGGTGACTGATGAGACCATCGGGTTCGCGCTAGATTCTGCTGTGCATGCATGCAGGATTCTTGGCATTGATCATCATGGGCTCCTGCGTACCAGGAATTGGCTCGCGACAAGACATAGACCGTCGGGACATATCTGGGCCGAGATTCTTGAGTCTCAGAAGTTGCCGTTCCAGGTTGCGTCTGTGAAGATAGTTGAGGCTTTTGTGAATAATTTCAATCCTGATGCAGCTCTGCTCGCTTCTATAGACGCGTCCAGGTCAAACGATCTTGTAACGAGTATGGGTGATGTACCATACACTAGCTTTCTTTCTGAGCTGAAGCTGTATCTTGGTACTTTTAATACCAGGGCTGAGAGGTATTCACAATTGCATGCCGTCTTGTCTGCAGCTGACAGCCAGAGGAAGACAGTTGATGATGATGTATCGAAGAAAATAGATGCATTGATCAAGGATGCAAAGAAGATCATGGCTGATGTTAAGGAGCCCGTGTTTTCTACAGAGTACCTTACGCAGTCTCGCTTGTCACTCTCTGGGGATAGGCCCATGCTTTTGCCACTTCCCATAAGGCCGGTTGACTATGTTGAGAATGGGTTGGTTGTTGGTCAGACCACAGTGAATCAAGCTTTTAGCTCATCTATGGTCGTTGAGCTTGACATGCCTATGCTTGGGGAGCGACAACCAAAAATTCAGCTGTCCCGGCTATCACATGCTGGAGGGAAGATCGATTTTTCTCCTATCCACCATGAGATGATGGAACAGTTTGAGCCGTTCATGACTGACACGAAGGAGCCTTTCTTGCTTCCGGCCATTCCTGTGGGTGCAGTTTGTAGCTATTCCCCAGATGAGCTTGGCTCATTGTTTTTGTCCAATATTGCTAAGAGGGCAGTCAAGCAATCAGAGGATGGCCCGCTCTGCCCCCCATTTGCTACTGGGGAGCAGGTCATGGAGTGGATCGAAACGCGGAGCGCTGCCACGGACATAGCTCCTGTGAAGTCAGCGATAGAGTCTTGTGTAGAGAGGATTGGAAATCCTTCAATACCATACATCATGCATATTGAAGGTCTTGCAATGGGTGGGAAGTCTCAGGGGGTTCGTCATTGGATATCTGATCAAGATTGCGTCGTCGTCCCGTCAAGAGAATTGAAGAAGGCCTGGATAAAGAGTCTTGGTGAGATGGATCCTTTCAGACGTGCTAGTGTTTATACTCAACACACTGCACTTACCCGGTCATGTAGTCGTTTCGTAATCGTTGATGAAGCTTATACATATGAAACACCCCATTTGGAACTTCTAAGGAAATTCCCCGGAGCTAGAGGATTGATAACTATCTCTGATGGTCATCAGATCAGGGATGTGTTTGCTGAAGGTACATCAACGTTCAACCCGTCAGTGACGAAGCCCATCTTCACAGCGATCGCTCCTGTTTCTTTTGTACCATATGATTGCCTAGTCACATACCTCAGGGAGACTTCAAGTGAAATCGTTCCGAAGATGTACTATAGTGGATCACTTATCTGTAATGGATTGTTTTATACAGTTCAAAATGATGAGTTCGTTATCCCTGGTAGAGATGATCTCTGTATCAATGGCACCCAGAATGGAAAAGGTACTATGATTGCTCGTGGCGTTGAGTCTGCCGTTACTGCACATGAGTCACAAGGATCTAGGAGTGAATGTACATTTGTCCATGCGACCGCGTCGAATGGCGTTTGTCCTGATATGGCCTTTCTGAAGGCAAACCCTAGGCACTTCGGAGTTACCATCACGAGGGCAAAGCAGTACACCTGCTTTGTTGTAAGTGACAAGAGGAGTGCGAAGGAGTTGCCGTTCATTGACGACACTCAGGTCAATGGAAGCCGCCATGAACTCCCAAGTGATGTGCTTTTCGGGGGTACTTGTTTTGACTTGGTGGATCCTGTAACGATGCCATCATTCACTTATGACAGGGTTGAGAATGAGAATTTTGAGCAATCTCACAACACCATGGAGACTTGTGACAATCAGTTCTCCTTGGGAAGCTTCGTCTCTCCGGATTTCTCTGAGTCTTTTCCAATTGAGAGCATTAAGCATGTCGATCTTCCTGCAGATAAGTGTCATTTGGTTAACACACACATTCCTGCTCATGCCTCAATCGTCACTGAGAGGATGATTTTTAACCCTGCCAACGTGATAGGTGTTGGTGAGATGAATATGATTGAGCGTCATACGGAGCCTACAATAGTCACGCCTAGGCACTATGCCATTGCTTCAAGGATAGTTGATCAGCTATTTGATTCTGTCATTGATCCTAAAGTGTTCATGAAAATTGCATCAGAGTGTCGTGGCTCGTTGGGTCAGCAATCAAGAAGCCAGGTCATGAAGATGGCACAAGCACGACAAGGCTCCAAGGTGGATAGTACATCATTCGCTTTTGGAAAGAATGAACCTTCAAAGAAGGTGATCACGTTGGGAGGAGGAATGAAGGCATTGAGTGTTACTGCGATGAACGCAACTCAGCTTGGTTTGTTCAGTGATGTATCTGACACTCTGACAATAGCCTGGAACAGATCGCTTTATCCAGGCATACTTACACCTATTGGGTTCACTAAGGCCGAGATTGCGAGGAAACTTGGGTCCATGAGGAGCACGTTTGAGATTGATATCGACAAGCAGGATTCGTCTCACACTGCCGTTCATGTGGCCGTTTTCCTCCACCTGATGGCTATGTGCGCAACAAGGCTTGGCCTTGAGGATCTCGCACGCGAGATAAGGCAGCAGAGGGTGATTGGTGACATGCAGGGTAGGATGCGCGTTGTCATGGGTACTGGTCTAGGATCAGGTGATATTTGGACGCTCATTGCGAATGAAATAATGGCAATGAGTACTCTTATTTCTCGGTATGAGATACCCAGGGGAATATCGGTGCTGCAGGTAGGCGATGATTTCACTGCTGATGCGCTGTTGCCTGAGCGTAGGTTCCCAATTGCTGGATCGGATGACGTTAAGCTCAAATTCTTGTCGACCGGTGAATTGTGGAGTAAATATGAGCTCTCCAAACGCCCATCTTTCACATCCAATACTAGTATCAATGAAGAGGTGTCGATAGCAGCTAGGGTCCGTGGTATCGTTAAGATGGCATTCGCCCCGAGAAATCGCACCCAACACATAGCATATGGTGTTGAATGTAAACAGATGCAATCTACCATGGCTGTCATTGGTCAACCTGGGTATTGTGAAGCATTCCACGCCCTTTTTGGTGCGGATCCTGCGTTCACTGAGCAAATCGTCACCAGGGCTACATGGCTTAGCGAACAGCACTTTGATGCAATTCCAAGTGAGTTGAGATTGCATGCTGAAGATGAAAAGAAATGTGTTGTACATTCTAGTGAGGGTGGTTGCTTTGGATTTGCATTGGCACATGCAGTGCAAACAAATGTTCAGGCCCTGAACGCGTTTGGAACCTACACTTCATGGAAAAGCAAGACTGAATGTGCTGACATATGCGCCGCAAATCATGTGGATTATTCACTGGAGAGTGGACGGTACATAAGGAAAAATTCACGGTCTGCAGATATGGCTGTTGAGAAATATCTGCTTCGTGGCAAATCTTCACCTGTCGTATACATATTTGACGATCATGCCATCAGTGTTACAAGTGTGAGCAGTGAAACTGTGACTTTCAGTGGGGTAAAAAGGTATAAGGTGAACCTCATGACTGAGACTGTTGAGGATATGGATTTTTAATCAGTCACATCCAGACTGATGAACATTCAAACGTTCCAAGACAGATCACATTGCCGCATGACGTCAAGCTATCGACATAAATTTAGCCGTCTCACTGTACGACACCAGTGTTGACACCATGCTTTGAAAAGAAAATATCAAGCATGGCAGGTCAACAGCAAGGTGACACAACGTTAAGAAAATACACGTTTGTGTTATTGTAAACGTATGAAGGAAGATGCATGATATGCCAGTTCATGCATGGCCCAAAAACCATCAGCATTAATTTGTTGACACCTTCGGACGTACCATTCCAAGTGGTTCCCGGTTAGTCGTATCCTAAACGGCAAGACTGTGCAAATGTAGCAACTACAAATGAGTAGCTCTGCGAGGTCTCCCCAGTGGTAGTGTGGATTCTAACGATACCACATGACATTCACGTGAAATGTCCTGGGCATGATCAGGCGTGATCCATTAATTTGGTAATCATGACCGTACAGAATTATAGTAGCAGTCGGTTGGGTAGGACACAACCCAGCTTAAGGTATATCGATCACGGGTATTTCAACAATCCCGCAACGGCAACTTTTCTTTTGTTTTGATGCTTTCCAAATGGAGACATTAGGTGGAATCCCCAATGAGATCAAAAACGTGCTTGGTCAAATAAAAACAACCGGTTTCAATACCGGTCATCTCAGTGGACATCTCATCTCACAGGCGCAATTTGAGTTTCTGGAGGATTGCGTATCAAGATTGGAAACAATTGACAAGTCCAGATTACACAATATTGCAGAGTCAAATCTTTCTGAGGACTTTTTGACCTTACGATTGACACCGGATCCTTCCGTTAACGACACTGTTGCGGACGAAGAGCACGAAGCTAGGGCACAGCGGCAGATAATAAAGCGTGATATACAAAGAAAACAGATTGAACTCTCTAAAGCGAAGAAGGAAGATAGGAGTTCAATCAATAACGAGATCGGTAAATTGTTGTCAAAACGTTCCAAGATTGATAGATTACTCAAGTCAATTGAAAGGACTCAAAACTTACTATGACAAAATTCGCTGATTTCGTTATTTCTTTGTGCGAGACAAAGGTCGCAGCAAATAGACACATTGACACTCTTAGGTTGTCTAGAGCATCTACTGCATCCGCAGCAGGTGTTGTTACACCTGTCAATGTATATCAATATTGGACATTTGCTGAAACTCGTGACTGTCTGGCAGGTCATCCTGCAGCTGTGTGGCAAAGATTTTCGGCAAAGATGGCACATGGCCCTGGTCTTTTTGGCAGGGCTGTTACATTGCATTATGGCTGGGGCCATGATGGTCAGATTACACCAACGACGGTGAATGAAATGTCAAAACTTACTGGCTATCAATCACACGTCTTTGGCGGTGTGTTTGGCCTCACTGACGATCAATCGATCATCCATGCGCCTTTCAAT